AACGACTGATGTACTTGCACTCGTTATCACCTGAGACAGGTTGATTTCCTGAATGATGACCTTCGAGCCTTGGTTTGCAGATATTGTCATTTCGTATCCCCTGCTGGCGATTCGGTGACGGTCTCTGCCGTGCTATTTTTGGCCGGTGTCTGAGCAACCGTTACAGCGCTTTGTGATACTTGTGATACTGCGATTGCATCCTGCTCAACTGTCTTGATGTACTTGCCGTAAAGGGCCATCCAGTTCGGATCGACCTTGACGTCTGGTGCGAGTTCCACACGACCCCGACCCATGATGTGGACCGAAGCCAACGTGTTATCAGCTTCGATAACACCGACATGTTGAGGGACACGGCTCGTGTTGATTACCAAAGTAGCCATGTTTGAAACCTCCTAAGACTGATCAGGAAATGCGAAGAATTGGGTACTCACGACTTGCCCATTAACCCCTGAGACTTCGCCGTTGACATTAAACTGGTTGACCTTGCCCTTTTGGCCCAGCACTGGTTCGCTTGTGTACCCGTGGATGACTGCCCGAACGGCTATGACCATCGACGATTCGTTCTCGGTGATGTTGGCGCGACTGGGCACGTTTACGCCCTCGTCTAACGTCACTCCGATTCCGAACTGAAGCTTTCCGTAGTCCACGGAACACTTGAGATAACCGTTGCGGCGTGCTAAGAGCCATCTACGCGTGAACGCCATCACCGAACCCTGCTCGACAGACTGGAATTTGTTGGTCGTGTACTCGATGTCTATTTCGAAGTCAGTGGGCATTACCCGCACTGTCTGGTACGTAGAGTTACTGTCGACGTTCACGACTAGGCCGCGCCTCGACAGATATCCAGAGTTGTAGGTTTGAGTGTTGTGCGAAACGTGTTTGATTTCGAAAGTCGCATACGGGTACTCGATTTGTTTTCCTTCACCGAACACACGTTGCAATATCTTGGTCTTGTCGTTCGCGTTGATGTACGCACACTTGACGGCCCCGAACACCTGCTGAAAACGATCCTGAAACCCAGCAAGCACCAGATAGTCAATTGGCTGAATCTCAATAGATTCCATAAGCGTTTCCTAAGTCCAAAAACGAGAAAGGCCCGGCGGTTTCGAATCACCGGCGGGCCTTTAACATTTCGCGAGAGCTTACTTCTTTGCCTTCGGCGGTTTCTTCAGTGAAGCGAGGGCGGTCGCAAATGCTTCTGCGTCGTCCGCATCTTCTACTGCTTCGTCTTCCACTTTTTCGGGTTCGCCTACCGGTTCTGCTTCCGCTTCGACTTCTTCGCCGTCATCCGCGAATTCTTCGTCATCCACATCACCGATCAACGAAGCGAGCAGGCGTTGTTCGGCCGCAGTTGCTTCGGACTTTGCCTTGACCACTGGCTTCTTTGCTGCGGCTTCTGCCTTCACCTTGGCCGTATACGCTTGCGCGTTCGAGGCTTCGATGATTGCGATAGCGGCTTTCACGTCCGGCGCTTCTGACGCCTTGATGAACAGCGATGCAGCAGTTTTGGTTCGGCCCTTCGCATGTTGTTGCATCGCGAGCGCCATGAAATCGAGCGCACGGTTGTATGTCTTCATGATTGATCCTCTGTGCGATTAAGGACTGGCAGCACTTGCGTGACACCAGTCCCGATTCCATGCGCTTAGATGCGCAGACCCTTGGCGACCGAACGCGAGTTCGCGACAGCGACAGCCAAGCTTTCGAACATGACCCAGCCGCGACCCGGAATGCGTTCGATGCTGATGTCTGTCGGTTGGCTTTGCAGGCCACCACGATCCGAGTACGCGCCGTGGTTCAGTGCGTCCGAGATCACGAAGAATTCGCCTTGGTTCAGCACCTTGTGTTCCGGGTGACGATAGGCGTCCGATGTGATCGTGCAGCCGTACATGACACCGAGTTCGCCGGTCAGCAGCAATTCGTGGCGAGCAACTGGGTCGATCGCTTGGAAGAAGTCGCTGTTACCGATGATGTCCTGATAGATGTCTGTTGCGATCAGGACGTGCGGTGCTTTGAGGCCCCAACGCGTGACGTTCGTCATCACTTGCGCGAACGTGTACGGCGTCAGTTGACCGGAGATGATCGACAGCGGATTGTCGACGCCCACGATCTGATTCACTTGGTTGTACCAGAGCCGATCTTCACCGACCATGATGGCTTCCGTTGCTTCCACGTACTTTTCTTGCAGCACGTCGCCTGCACTTTGGTTCAGTTCGTTCATCGGAATGAACGGACGGGTAACCACTTGCAGTTCAGGCGGTGTCAACCAACGGTCACGAGTGATCTGTGACTGAATCTTGGTTGGGCTGGTGCTGTACACGGCCGTCACGTTCTTGTTACGGAGCGGGAAGCGGACGATAGCGCCTTGTTCGACCGTGATCTTGGTCAGGTACTTGCGCATGAAGCCTTGACGGTTGGCCGTCAAGTACAGGCTGTCTGCCATCCGTTCACCGAGAACGCGGTGAGCATCGCGATCGTTGAACGCGGCTTGCACCAGTTCTTTCGACAGCTTTGCGCCTTGTTCAGCGTTCGCGAAAACAGCGTCGGCCGCAACCGAACCTGTTGACGCTGCTTGGACGAAAGCAACTTGACGGTTGATCAAATCGCGTTTGTCGGACGCGTTGATTTCACCATTGTGACCAATAGCGCGCTCACCACTTGCAGCGCCACCAAATCGATATTCCGATGCCGCAACCATCGGCGTCTTAGCCGCGCGGACTTGAACCTTTGTACGCATTTTTGATACTCCAGATATTTTGATGAGTTAGCTGGCTTCTAAGAAGAAGCCAACCAAGGCACAGGCCGCTTTACGCTGCTGAGAAGGTGATACCGAGGAACGGATAGTCCTGACCCGGAACGCCGACGACGTACGCGTTCGGAATTGCGAGAGGAGCAGCACCAGCCGAACCCGGCGTACCGAGGGTCACTTGACCGTTTGCAGCCAGCACCAGAATGTTTCCGGCACTTCCTGCAACGGCGTAGTTCTTCGACGCATCGAATTCCGAGATGAAGACAGTGCCGCGTGTGACAACGCCGATCTGACCAACAACTGCACCGACATAACCACCCGGTTGCACGTCGCCAAACAGAGCACGTTCTTGAATGACTGACAGTGCGTACTTGTAGGTGACCGTGACTTCATCACCTGCGGTAAGCCCGGTCACTTGATTGCCCGAAACTGCCGGGGCACCATTGAACGTGCTGGTCGTGTTGTCGAACGTCGACACTTGGCCTGCAACTGGCGTCAGCGACAGCGTTACAGCGCCTGTCGTCGGAACCAAGAATTGTTCAACCTTGTTGTAGTACGCTTCCGGGAACGGAAGAGCCGAAGTACCAGCGATGGCGAAACCGCAGAACACGTCTGTGGCCGCACCGGTTGAAGGCAGCACGCCAGCGGCAGTCGCAGCGTTCGAACGAACAACTGCTTGACCTTCAGCGAAGAACTGTGAACCCGGCGCAACGAACATTTCCGTGCTGTCCGCGACCTTTGTGAAAGGCAGATAAAACGACATAGTTGTTTCTCCAAATATGGTTTTTGCGTGCGGTCTAGGAAAACCGTTCTAGCTTTCCTAGACCGTCACGATGAAATTACGGATTGGGGATTTCTTCAGATCAGGCGAAGGGGAACGGGGCCTTGCCTTGCAGAATCGCAGCAGCAGTAACCGAATAACCTGTTGCCTTTGCCGACACTTCTGAACGTGTGCGCGTTGCATAAGCAGGACGCGTCAGCGCTGCGTGCACAGTTTGTGGAGCGCCATCATCGGCTTCGAATTCATCCACGAAATCGTCGCTATCTGCCGGTTCTTCTCCGCCAGCCATTTCCGATTGGAAATCAGGAGCCGCCGAATCACCCATCAAATCGGATTCATCGTCGATGCCTTCATCACCAACCATGTCGAGAGCCGCAGCGTGTTGATTGCGTACGTCTTCTGACAGGGCCGACAGCTTCTTCGCGACAGTGATGATCGACTTTGAATAATCGATACCCTTGGTCGCAAACACGTTGGCAACCAACCGCTTTGCCCCGCGAACGCCAGCAGCTTCGAGTTCAGCTTCGAGAGCCGCACGCAGTTCATTGCGCGTGTCTTTGAAATAGCCCTTGTTGACGCCAACAGCAGCGATTGCCATGCACTGTTCGAGCGCTTTGTTTTCGGCCACAACTTGCGAACGCACAGCAGCCGTCAGCTTGTTTGCCTTTGCTTCAACGCGCTTGTTCAGCACTTCCGCACGACCGAGGTTCACCGAAGCGAGGACGAAACCCATCTTCTTGAGACCAGCGCGGAGACCGTGCTTGCTCATTTCGACAGTCGTCACTTCTTGGAACTGCTCGCCCAAATAGACGTCCGAGTGACCGGCCTTGACAGCAACCTTCTTCGACATCGAGGCAACAATGCGATTGGCCTTGATGACCTTCACCGATGTGCCGATGTTCGCAAACACAACGTCGTCGCCTTCATCGTCAGCACCATCGACATCAACGATAGGCATTTCGTCACCACCAGCGGCCGGAATAGCCGGGGCATCTTCGCCTTCGATTTCGTCGTCTTCCACGATTTCGGGTTCGCCTTCCGGAACGATCGCTTCAGGTGCGTCATCGAACTCGTCGACAACTTCTTCTTCAGCGCCTTCGACTTCGAGTCCCGATTGCGGATTCGCGCCTTCCAGATCAACGCCTGCACCGCCTGCGTGATCCTGTCCGGTTTCACCATCCAACGGTGCTTCACCGACTTCCAGATAACCGGCAGCAGGGTCTTCATCGTTCGGCATGTGTTGCGTATCTTGCAAACCGGTTTCGCCTTCACCGTCAGCTTCGACACCGGTACCCGAATCAGGTCCACCGGCAGCAAAATCGCCGTCCAGATCAACACCACCAGCAGGTGCATCGAGGTCTTCGAGTGCGGCCTTCGTCGTCTTGGCCTTAGCCGGATGCTTCTTGGCAGATTCAGCAGCAAGCGGAACTTCGCCCGGATGCTTCGGCTTCTTGCCAGCAGCTTTTTCGGTCGCAACTTTCGCCGGTTCAGCAGCGGCCGTCGTCTTTCCACCGTTTTGCTTCTTCGACTTGGCGTTGTACGTTTCCTCATTGTTGAAATGAGTCGAACCGCCTTCGTCATCTTCCGGATCGATCAGGGTTTCCGGTACTTGGTTGTTGAGTACCGATTGACCTGAATCTTCTGGTGCTTCTGTCGTTTCATTCGGGAAGTGTGTGCTCGTGCTTTCACGCGCAGCAGTCACTTCTTTCTTGACGATTGCCATAATTTTCCTCTCGCAAAGTTGGGTGTGAGATCATGAGAGCGCTCTAATCATCTCCACGATATAAAACTGAGGGTTGCGATTGCCGTGCGCTAACACGAATGCAACAACCAGCGGAAGTAGTGAAAAGATGGGAACTCAGTCGAATACGTACAGGAGAATTCCTGTTCCAATGAAATTAGCGGACTTTCTCTGTACGTAAAATTACGATCTGTGTATTCACACAAATACGTTTAATTATCGAACGGGTAACTTTTCGGTACCTGTCGACCGTCCGCACTGAGCGTTGTATCGGGTTTCTGCTGTTCAGGTCCCTGCTGCTCCTGCACTTCACCAGCCTTTCCCCACGGATCGAAAACCGTGTCAGAAAGCGCAGGTGCCCACGCTGGATCGCGAACGATCGAGCACTCGATAGGACTGATACCGTGCGCGTTGAGGAACGCCAGATGCGTGGAACCATCGAAATCGCGATACTTCTTCCAGTTCACGTTTTTCGGACTCGTGATGTGTCCGCAACTATGAGTATTGGTGCACTCGGTACCGCAGTAACCGCACGTGAAATAATCCACAAGAGCACCCATCGAATACGTATTGATTTTCTTCTTCAACACGGCTTCCGCAATATCCGGATACTTGTTCTTGTCGATTGCTAGCAGGCCCATAACTTTCCAGAGCTTGCCTCCTCCATAACCCTGCACCTTGTGCAAAGATGCATCGAGGATCACGCCGTACGCATTTTCGTGGACTTCGTTATCGTGTTCGAGATGAACAGGACAACCTTTCCACGCCTTGTACGCCATCCGATTTGTTGGCGGTGGCTGGAACTTTGCGAGTTCGGTTGCAGGGAACGCAATTCCGTTTCGATTCGGAATATCTGATGGACAGATGAGCGTATTGACGATGATGAAATCTTCGATCTTCGGGCTGATGTTGTAGAGCTTGGCCGCGAATGGGAGCCACGTTGCGTAGTCCAGTCGACCAACAACTTCACCCTCTTCATTCTTTTCCACCAATTGATCAATGTTGTTTTCGGCGTCGAATGTGTCTTCGCCTTGACTAACGTTGTCTACCGAATGAGTTTGCAAACTTTGATCGAGCGT